AGCTGCAGTTAGATGTTGGACAAGTTGATGATTATTTGAAATTGAGTCAGCTGCAGAAATAACAACAATAGCACCTTTCATTAAACTGACACTACTCATCATTGTAAGAATAAGTTCTTGATGACCCGGACAATCTACAAAAGATATATGATGAACTAGTTTAGCATCTTCAATTGAATCTTCTGAATTAGTTGTTTCAAAAGAACCATCTGGTTTAAGCCATACTTTCATATTCGCATAACCTGCTTTAATAGTAATATTACGTTTTTTCTCATTGCTATGAGATATTGTATTAGTCCCAGAAAGACCTTTAACTAGTGTTGTTTTACCGTTTGAAACTGAACCGATAGTTCCGATATTAAGTATAGGTTGAATATTCATTTTATTGATAGACATTATAATATTGATATATATTATTTTTATCTACTTAAATATCAATTTTTTTTTAAATCGTTATATTAAATTAAATGGTTAGATAAAATAGTTAATTTATAGTCTTTTGTGTATTATAAAAATTGATATAAATTAATTTAAGTATTTAATTATTATATACAAATAATACTTGTCCAATGTTTAAATATACAAATAATACGGTATGTAATTGTTATTTTGATTCTTCGATTGCATATATAATTGATAATATAGAAGACACTCCAATAAAAAAAATAAATATATCTGATTATTTATTGGATGATTTATTAAAAACTGAAATTAGTGATGCAACAAAATTTTTAGTATGTAAAAATAATAATGAATTAATTAAATATGAATCAATTAAAAAGAAATCTCATTTTAAACATAAAAATAGTAATGGAATGACTGAATGGCATAAGAATTGGCAAGATAAATTTGATATAATTGAAAAACATATTGGGAATAGAATAGCTGATGCAATTGTACATGATAATGTTATTGAATTTCAACATAGTTATATTTCCACTGACGAAGTTAAACAAAGAGGTATTGATTATTTAGCATATAATAAAAAATTACATTGGGTTATTGATTGTAATGACTCCATCAGTATTTATGAGAGAGGGGATATATATTTAATTAAATTTATAAAAGATACGTGGAAATATGAACATTTTATATCAAATGAATTTATATTTCTAAATATTAATAATAGATTATTTAAAATTAATCCATCTTTAGTTAAAAGTAATATGATTGATGTGAGAGAATATAAATTAGAAGATGAATTTATAGATTCATTTGTTAATAATATTAATATTTGGGATAACAGTAATGTAATACAATGTATATTATATCATAACCAAAGAGGTGCTGGATGTGGTAAAACTTATGAAAGTATTCAATTATTAAATAAAAATGAAATATTTAAAGAAAAAAAAATATTCATATATTTAACAAAAATGCATTCTGCAAAAGAAGTAATCTATAATGAATTAATTGAACAATATAAAAAAGGCGTATTAGATAATATTGAAATAGATGATATATATGATGACCATAAATCGGGGAAACAATATAAATTATCATATTTAGATAAAATTACACATACACAATGCATTCTGATTATCGGTACAATTGATTCATTCATGTGGGCACTTGGTAATAAAAAAATTAGACATAACGATTATTTTGCAGGTATTGTAAAGTCAATTAAAGATGGATATGTTGATACATCAAAAGATGGAACAATAAAATATTCATTAGATACTATTAAATTAAATAAAAATTGTTTAATTATAATTGATGAAGCACAAGATTTAGGACCAGAATATATTGAAGCTGTTTGTAGTATTATGAGAAATACTTATATAGATGCATATGTTATTGGTGATAAATTACAATCTATTTGGGGAGAACATAATATCCACACTTTTCTAGAACATAATGATTTACCTAATATTAATATTGAAAGAAATACAGGAATTAATCATGTAATGAGATTTCATAATATTCAATTTCAAGATTTTGTAAATAATATAATTGATTTCAAAAAATATAATTTACCAGAAATAGAAAAAATATGTAATCTAGAACAATGTAAATATAAACACGAGAATGAAATTAAACCATATAATATATTTGAAGTTCCTACAATTTATGCAGACGAAACTGATGATGATAAAGTTGAAAAATTAGTTGAAAAAATTATAAATTATATGGAAGATGAAATAAATAAGTATAATTATTTACCTAATAATTTTATGTTTATATTTCCAATATTGTTAAGAAATTATTTAGCAAACAGATTAGAATCAAGATTACAGGCATTTTGGATAAATAAATTTAATAATAAAGATTATCAAGATAATGTATTAGCAACAAATATATATTGGAAAAACAAAATAAATGAAAATTATTATAAATATGTATATCTTCATAAATCAGATGAAGGTAAATCAATAAATTTAAAAGAATCTGAAAATGCAACACGAATATTATCAATTCATGCATCCAAAGGTAATGGTTCTGAAGTCGTATTTTTATTTGGATTAACCGAATATGCATTAAAAGTATTTAGCAAAGATAAATGTAATCTTGTTTATGATTCATTATTACATGTTGCATTAACACGTCAAAAAAAATCATTATATATTGGAATAGAATATAACGGAGACGATATATATAATAAATTTAATAAGTTCGATATAGACAAAGATGTTAATATTCAACCACGAATTGAAGATATAAAAATAAATAATAAATATCAAAATATTATAGATTATTCAGTTAATACAAATAATATATTTACAATTATAGATGAACAATATATTAAACCATATAATTTTGAATCATTAATACCAAAAATAGACGATTCTAAAAATATTATAGAATGGGGTCATCATATTATAAGATATTATGTTTTCTTATACTACATTAAATTAAATATATATAATAACGAAATAATTGATAGTGACAATAATACAATGAAACAGTTTATTACAATTTTATCTAAAATATCTAAATTAAGTATTTCTAGTTATTTACATAAAGATTATTATAAATATATTGAAGAAAACTTTTCTACAATTGATAAAAAGAAAAATGCAAAAGAAATACCAATTTTAATATTTATAGCTAATGAAAATAGTAAATATAACAAGTATAAAACAACTATTACTGATTTTATCTATAGTATACAAAATAAAATTAACCGTTCGTTAAAAAAAAATAAACTACCCTCATTATGTCCATTAGAAATTGTTATATTATATTATTGTATAAAATTATATGATAATGGTATTTATTCCGATCTAACAATTATGGATATTTATTCAATAATATATTGTTATGACGAATGTTCTAATTCAATTAACGAACAACATAAAATATATAAATGTTTATGCAAAAATAAATTTAATGAAAATAATAATAGTAATGAAATATACAAAGAAATGCAAGAAAGTATTAAAAACCATTTTGAAAAAACTAAACAAATAGACAAATTATACAGTAATTATAAGGATTACTTAATAAAAAATTTTGATAACCCATCAAAATTTAAATATAATATATTTCATCCAGTTGTATATGGTGATGAACACGATGATTTTAAAATAACAAATAAATTTGACATTATAGCATATTCAGATAAATATGTAATAAATTTTATAATTACACCACAATTTAATAAATTGAATTTTAATAATATTATATTTAATGGTATAATGAATAAATATTTGTTGTTAAATTCATGTCAAACACACAACAATTTTAACAGATATAATAATAAAGAAATTATTACATGTATATTTACATTAGATTCAATACAACCAATTTTTATTAATTTTAATATAAATAAAAATGATAATATTATAAAGGATAATATTAAGTCTTATCTATTAAATGAATATACATGTAAACATAATATAATTTATCAATTTTATCAGTATTGTAAAAATAATAAATCAACTGAAATAAAAAAGAATAGTATTTCATATACTTATGATGAAATAAAGAAAAAAGCTTTGTCAGAGGTGCTAATACCAGAATATATACTAAATTATTTTTATGATATTAATAAAGAGATTGATATATGTAAAGAAAAAAATCAATCAAAAAAATATATAGAAGATACTATATTAAATAAAGTAAATGACCAAGAATTATTTTTAAATGATATTAATAATTATTTAATTAAATCTATTAATAAATTTTTAAAAATTAATGACGAATTAATAGATGATAATTATGATTTTTAAATATAATAAATATAAATGATATACGTAAAAATTTATAAAAAATTATTATTTTATTCAACTTAAATATTAATTTTTTTAAATAGTATTTGTAATTTTATTTGTATTCAAGTATTAATAATATTAATCAAATAGTTATATTAAATGTTATCATAAAATAGCTTTATATTTTTCTAGAAAAGTTGTATATTCATTATGTATTTCTGGTATTTTCATTATTTGTTTACTATTTTCTACAATACTTGTATAATTTTTTTTTTGAGTTGATAACCAGCCATATAAATATTGTTCATTTTTATCTTTAGAATATCGAGATGGTTTGGTTTTATTAATATCAATAAAATTACAAACTTGTTTTAAATTATTCCTCCAAGTAGTATTATTATCAAGATTATATTCTTTATATTTTTCTAGAAAATCAGTAAATTCGTTGTGTATTTCTTGTATTTTCATTATATATTTACTATTTTCTGAAATACTTTTGTAATTTTTTTTTTGAGTTGACAACCAGTGTGCTAATGTTTTCTCATTTTTATCTTTAGAATATTGAGATGGTTTAGTTTTATTAATATTAATAAAATCACAAACTTTTGCTAAATTCTTTCTCCAAAGAGTATTATTATCAAGTAAATATTCTTTATATTTTTCTAAAAAAGTAGTATATTCTTTATGTATTTCGGGTATTTTCATTATATATTTACTATTTTCTGAAATACTTTCGTAGTTTGTTTGTTGAGTTATTAACCAATTACTTAAAACCTTTTTATTTTTAGAATATGGTTTGGTTTTATTAATATCAATAAAATTACAAACTTGTTTTAAATTATTCCTCCAAGTAGTATTATTATCAAGATTATATTCTTTATATTTTTCCAGAAAATCAGTAAATTCGTTGTGTATTTCTTGTATTTTCATTATTTGTTTACTATTTTCTGGTATATGTTCGTAATTGCTTTTTTGAGTTTGAAACCATTTACCTAAAACCTTTTCATCTTTAACTTTACAATATTTTGATGGTCTTTTATAATTTTCATCAATGTATTTCTTTACTTCTTTCAATCGTTGTCTCCATATATCTTCACCATTTTTTAATATTCCCATACTATCATAAATCATGTCATATCTAAATTCAATATCTTTATTTTCTTCGTCATTATCATTATTTATTTCTTCAATAGAAATATAACCTCCTTCTGTTTTACTTTCATATGATTGTTTTATTCTTTTATCATTTTCTGCTAATACTTTTAAGAATTTATTTATATTTGTTTCATCCCCATGACTTGAAAATGGTAATATAACATTAGCAATAGTTTTTAATGGATGAAGTCTTAATGCTCTTCCAATAATTTGAATAACTGTTGTTTTACTTGATGGTAAATGTATAAAACACACACCTTTAGTAATTGGTGCATCAAAACCTTCTACTAATATACGTACATTAACTAAAAATAATATTTTACCATCTTTATAACTGTCAATAATCTTATTTCTTTTTATTCGTGGTGTATTACAATCAATATATTCAGAACAATCTTTTTGTAATTTATTCAATAAATCGTTAATCTTTTTTCCTTCTTTTTGTGAATTACAATAAATAATTATATTTATATATTTTTTTAATAAGTGTTCGCAAATATTTTTATTAGTTGGGTCATCAGAAAATATAGGTATATGAATAGTATAATCACACAAGTATTTATTATCTATCATGTCGCGAATATCTTTATTATAATATGTAAAATCATTAACGTCATCAATAGTAGCAGAAAGATATACATTATTTTTATATTTACTTAAACTTTTTATTATCTTGTTATATCCAGAAGTATTTTTGATTTCATCTTCCGAATCATCAAATAATATACTTTCATCATCTGTATTATATTCTTCATCTGATATATTATATTCATCATCTGTATTATATTCTTCATCTGACATATTTGATTCATTATCCGATATATTTGATTCATTATCTGATTTTATTTGTTTTATTGAAGTATTTATTTGTTCTGTTGATTCATTTAATTCATTATAATAATCAATATCATCATCTTCGTAAATATAAGGAACATTAACATGATGTGCTTCATCGATATATATCTTATCAAAAGTATCACAATATTTTTCTATTATTGAAACACTATTATAAACACAAATAGTAATATCTTTATTTTCATTATATTCATTATTATTATCTCCAATTGTTTATATATTATTTTTCAACTCGGGTTTATGTTTAATTATTTCTTTTTTAAGTTGTTCCATAAGAATAATACGAGGGACTAATATTAAATATCTTTTCTTTTCATGAATTGAAAAAATTATAAGTATATTCTTTCCAGTTCCTGTAGGTAATGATATTATAACATTTTCATTTTTATTAATTATATCAATTGCTTCTAATTGATAATCACGTAAATTAAAATCAATATCTTTAAATTTTTTTATTTTAGGTGGATTTTCAATTAAATTATTACAATAATCAATAAGTTCTTCTCTCGGATAAGTAATGTCTGTAAATAATTCATGTTTTTCTTTAAGATTTTTAGATAATTTACATTCTTTATTTCTAGTAATAATCAAGGATTCCCATTTTACAATTGTTTTTTTAAGAACTGAATCAAATATATTTTGACTACCAAAAAATGTTCCACATTCTCCCCATGATAAACTATCTTTTCGTAACTTACACTGAACTATTGTATCTATTAAATTACATGCATCAATACCGGTATCATTATAAGACATTTTGTGTAATTCTTTAAAATTTGGGTCAATATCTTCATAATGTTCAAAATTACTTTTATATTTTTCAGATAATTGAATACATGAATAATATTCAAATATTTTACTTAAACCGTAATTATTTATTTTTTCATCTAAAAATATAAAACTATCATATCTTTCATTAATATTTTTTTTATAATTATATGTTGTAATTAATTCAATTATTTTATTTTTATATTTATTAATATTTATTTTATATTTATATTTGTCA